GTCTAGTTTAACCTCAATATTAGAATTTCTTGGAATGAGCCATTTACCTCGAGCAACTGCTCTATTAAACTCGGCAATATCGCCAAGAGTTCTATTCCACAGTTTTTGCAGATAGATACCAGCTTCAATTGTAGCCATACCATGAAATATTCCAGGAACATCAATATCCTTGAAATGTTCCATATTATAAGTATCGTATGGATAATCGGCTTTTAGAAGTATTACTCCATTTGCTCCAATCAGTTTTAATCCCTTTGGATATTCAGAACATGGTTTAATACGAAGCTCAGAGACAACAGCTCCCTTATCCATAGGAACAGAGCCTTTCTTAGCTGTACCAAACAGAATGTTTATATCTGACATTGGCACAGGCTGCTCTTCTGCAAGAACCTTTTCACCGACAGTTTTACCAAACTTGTCTTTTATCCAATCTAATGAGTAAAAACGTTCCTTAATTAACCATGGAAAATCGTCGAGTTCACAGGTATTAAAACCTCCAAAAGGAACAAGAATTTCAAACGGAGTCCACAGTCTTATCTCGGCATCACCTAAATATACTGCATCTCCATTCTGGTTAACTTCAACCGGACCAGATTTCGGGTCCCAGACGTCTTCAAGAAAAGCATTACCACAAGAATATATCCATATAGCTGTCTTACGAATCTTCTTACGCATTTTATGTTGACGCCAGAACCATTTAAGAACTCGATCACCCTTCTTTGCAGCTTTAATATCTTCATCATCTGCTGTAGCTGGAACAACGCTCATCCTTGGTTGAGAACCAATAAGACGAGATACTTGTTTTTGAAATCGAGGCAAGAGTTTATTATCTATATAATTGGCCTTGCCCTTAGTCTGTATATGTTGAATCTGTTCAAGGGCAGTATTATATATAGCTGTTTGCCTTCCTGCTAAGAATGCAAGATTCATTTGCCACTGGCGTTCGAAGGGTAAACGTAGTTCTCTACCATAAGTCCTAAGTTTATCCAAATACATCCAGTCTGGATCTTTAACTTGTTTCTTAAATATACTCATTTTTCGCCTCGAAATGTTCGATTTACGAACAATTACTTGTTATCTTTACCAAAATCAGAAATCATACCAGCTGAATCAGGATCACTGCCAAAATCGTGTTCTTCACGACCAATAACTTCCTGAGGAAATTGATAAGTCTTTAACTCTGGTAAAGTTCTAGCTAAGAACTTAGCGTGAAGATCATCTATCTGTTTCTCCTGACGTTCGATTATTTCTAACAAGGTCTTTGTAGTTGCAGGTTCAGTATTCATAAATACTCGAACATCTGCCATAAAATCTCTAAGTTCCTTAAATATCCTCATAGTTCCTCCTTAAAAGAATTTCTTAACTGTATAACTCGTCCTTCTAATTCATCAAGACTTTTAACGGTTATATTACCTTTTGTTGTCTCGTCAAAAAATTCCATAAGACCAAAGTCTTTCCATTCTCCTTGATATTTCAAGCCCAACTTCTTAGCGAGACCTGTCGGAGTCGTATCAGAATTTTCTAAGGCGTCATCAAGTGTACTTAAAAGATCATCTAGTTCCTTACCTTCTGCTGAAGTTAATTCTCTCATGGACTCTCTCGCACGAATATTTGAAGCTTCTGTTTTATCTCCAATGAGACCACTTATGTCAGCAAACTTATCAAATTCTTTTGCTAGTCCCATCTTCAAGGAACCTTTCGGTGTTCTTCCAAACGAACTTCCGCCTAGTGCACCCATACTCCACATAGTAACGTCTTCGGGAGTATAACTACGTTTACCACTAAGTACATCTCCAATAAACTTAGTCCAATCTACTGTATCTTTTACTATTGGAGCAATTCCAGCAATTAGAGCTGCAGCACCAGTTCCTAGAGGACTAGTATCAGAAGGAACACTTATTTTAGCTCCGTGTTCGAATAGATTTTTATTAAAGTAGGTCTTTCTCCATTCCTCTCGTTTTGCAGAACTGGTAATAGCATCAATAGCGTCATCGTAAATACTACTATGTTGATTATTTGCCATTTAAGCCCCCATTATAAAATCAACTACACGTTGATCCATCTGATTTGTTCTTTTAAGTATTGCCTGTTGTAAGCAAAGATCATCTATTGTTTGCTGAGAGACAGGAATAAAACTTCCAGGAGTCGGAGCAAAGTCTTCAATAAGTTTCTTCTTGGCTTGTTTAGCCTCTGCAATATTAAGCGGAGCAAGTTCGTCGACTTGCAGAGCAATTCCAAAAGCCATAACTGCATCATCATGTGAACCGGCTTTAGCTTGAGCCTTGCCAGTTTTTGAGCGAACAAAGCATAGTAATTCATTAACTAATCTTTGATCATTAAGTTTTCCGATTTTATCAATAAGATAATTCCTGACTCCAGAAATCAATTCATTTCTAGAATGTTGATCTGTCTTCCAACCTTTCTTATAGGAAACTCCACCATTTACAACATCAAAACGAGGAGCCATGAATAGATTACTGAGACCAAGAGTTACACAGATATCAAATGTAGCTAAACCAGGACCATTAGTTTCTATACCAACCCAAGGAGCATATATTGACAAAGGTTCTATACTATAATAATCACTCAATATTCGTATGACATAGGCCAGCATAACTTCATCAATTTGACTGTAATAAGAAGCCACTACATCTTTTGTTATACGATTAAGTACTCTTATATCAGCATAGTCACCGCCTTCAACACCCTCAACAACATCAACTCCAAATACATAAGCATGATCTGAGTTAAATCTTTCATAAACTGCAACTACACCTTCTCTATCTCGAGGAACATATGTCGTTTCAGTATATTGTAGTGTTTCTGGTTTTAATGCTAAATAACAAATAGGTTCATCTGATAACATTCTATACATTTGTAAAGATGCTCCGGCTTTACCAGAGAACACAGCAGAACCAACTCCAAGCCATTTCATATCAATCTCTTGGTCCATTTCGTCTTTGGTTCTGCGTAATTTCTCAGCCTCCTTCCAAGGAGATGATAAGACTATATCAGGTTTCCAATGGATACCTAATCTATCTTTATCATCTTCATTTGGAGGTGGCCATTCACAGTAAACTCCAGCACCCTTTTCTGGATGTCTCCACCAAGGCATCTGGATTTTCTTAGTTTTACCATCAGTTAACAATTGATGGAACTTTCCATTTACATTGAAACTGCAACTCGACATGGTGTTGCATCACCAGCAGATGTCCAAGCAGCTTCATCAGTAGATTCCCACTTAGCGAACTCATCAAAGAGAACTGCTATATAACGACCACCAGTCGAATAGTTGGGGTTATTAGATTCACCAGATATTACCGAGCCAGTTTCAGGATTATAAAACTTGGCATAATTGTCGTGTTTCCTTCCAGAAAAACCTTTAGGCCATAACCAACGAGGAAGTTTATAATGAGCATATCTAAGTTTCTGAAAGAGTGTTCTCATATCGCCACGTTTATCTACGTAATCTTCAATACGAGAACCAAAGAGCATATCTCCACCACCTACTGGATCACTCCAGAAATGATGGAAAACTAATATAACTACCCAAGATGCACCCATATCACGAGTCTTCTCAAAGGCGACATCCTGACCAGTTTTAATACAATTCTGAAGTTCTAGAATCGCTTCATCTTGATAATCCCATGTCATAAAAGGTATATGATGAAACGGCTTTTTACGAACGTCGTAGGTATAATAGAAAGCATTAAAAGCAAAGATAATATCCTCGTGAAAGAGCCTAATTATCTTAGCTCGGTATTCAAGATCTTCCTCGCATTTGCGAAGAATTTTGATTCTCCAAGCTAAATTTTCAGCTCTTTCCTTTGGATAATTTATCATAGTTTTACTGATTCCTTTTTAAACTCATTTATAACAGTTCTAATTGCAGATTCTACTGCAGTTAAAACTTGTGCTTGAGTAAAATTTCGAAACAGTTTTTTATTCCTTGTTAAATCTGATATCACAGCAGCTTTAATCAAAGAAATGACTGTATCTTCATCTCGTTCAAGTACAATTTTTTCTTGTCCTTCTTTATTATACTTTTGCAGTATAGCAAAGCGCATAATTTACTCCTTTAACTTATTACTTATATCCGTTTTTAATTCTTCTAGCATAGTAATGTCACTAGACATTTTATTTATATTACTAGTTAACTCGTCAATAGTTTTTTGAATCATATCAATTGTTAACGGAACATATTGTGGCTCTGTGGATTCTCCTGTCTCTTGGTCCCACATCTCCTTTACAAGAATAACAGATTTGCCAAGCTTTTGTATAGCTACAATTCCTTTACTCTTCCATTTTCGATAATTACTAATATTAAACTCTACCCTTTTTGCTTCATTAGACATACTTCACTCCTCTTTGTTTAAGTGTTTGTATTTCATTATATAACTGTATAACAGCGGTATTAAGCATAGAAATATTATTTCCTAGATTTCTCTCATTAGTATACTCTTCAACAAAGTGCTTATTCTTATAAACTACACGTTTAGCTCTAGCAAAATCTGGTAATGAATCGTGGTCTATTTCACCATCTTTACCTTTAATTTGCATGATTTCAGCAAGAGCATCACCCTTATAATGAGGTGTGCGGTCTGTAAAACTTAAAGCAGAGACATTATTGGCTGAATAAATATTTCCAGTATCACTAATATATACTGGTGGAGTTGAGGTATTACCAAAATGGAAACCTATTGCATCCTGACCAATTCCTAAAATATCATTATTTACTTGATAATAAGCAATCCCGTAGGCAGTAGCATTATTAAAAGACCAAATTGGATTAAATCCATTAACCCATATACTATTTCTAAATCCATAGCTTTCGTGAGCTATTACCTGTGCTTCTGATTCTACCCCCTTATTTATATTTAGTAGACTTCCATCCCAGGCTAATTCTAAATTCCCCCCAGTAGTTCGGCCAAATATAACCTTGGAGGTAACATTTCCCAGGTCTGAGTTTATGGTAAGATCGCCTCCAATATCTAAACCATAAATAAATGTACTATTTGCAAGTGATTTTAACTGAATTACATTATTTTCATCTTTATCATTAATATATAGGATAGGATTACCTGAACCATCTATATTAACATGAAGAACATAATCTCCGGTTGAGCGACTAATATACCAGGGAATAGAACTATTATTTGCCACAGAATGCACAGTATTAAAAACAGGATTACCATCAGCAGATACATCTTGATCTAACCAACTTGAACTTAAAGACGTTCCCCAGCCAGAACCACTTGATATTACTATTCCAGCACCAGGATATGCAATAGTCGGAGTTTGCCAGGTTCCATCACCTCTCCAAAACGTAGATGAATTGGCATTAGCGCCAGAAGCAAGATTATTAACCGATAAATTACCAGTTATATTAGCTGCCGTTCCAGACGTATTCTGATTAAATGTTGGCCAGGTTACGGTTGCAGATGTCCAGTTCCAAGTACCAGTAGGAGTATAACTTCCTCCAAGTTCTAAGATTGTGTCAGCTGCGTTTCTTACAGTTTTCTGTCTATTTGTAGATGTGATACCAGTAAATGTCAATAATCCAGTTTGACCTGATATACTTAAAGCTGCAGCACTTCCAGAAGTATTAACTGCGTCTGCGTAGGCTTTAACAGCTGCCGATGTTGGAATAGTCGTATCGTTATTATTAGAGCCTATTCCTTCACTAGCAACAACCAATGTGGCCGCAGCAAAATGAGTAGTAGCTAAATTCTGAACTTCAGCAGTTATAGAAGGAGTTCCATCATTATAAGTAAAATTAACAGTAGTACCATCTACTAATATTCCTCCAACAGCATCTTGGGCCATTTCATCAGTATAACTACCGCCTTCTAGAACCAAAGCATTTACTATACCCATAACTTCAGCAAGAGCATCTTCAACATTTAAAGCATCGTACAAAGTTCCAGAATCAAGTATAGAAATCTTACTAGCAGATACTTGTCCACCAAGAATAAGATTCAATCCATCAGTAGTTAATATCCAATCAGCCAATTAAAACTCCGTAGAAAATACATTATAAGTTTGAGTTGCCCTATTCGTCCATGCAGTAGAATATCCCGAAGTACCTTTAGAATAATCTACTGCACCCGTTGAAGTATTAATCCGCTTAATAAAGTAATTACCATCCTTATCAAGATAACCAACATAAATAGTACTTGTTGTTGTATCATAATTAGATAATTGATACTGTTTCAAAGAATAAGTTGAATCTGCGGCTAATGAAGCTAGCGACGTTTCTACTCCATCTACATTACCAGAAATTGTAGTAAGAAGACCTTCGACACCATCTACATCTCCATGAATTGAAGTAAGTAAAGCTTCAAGACCATCTACAGCAGCAAGTATTGACGTTAACAAAGAATTTCCTGCACCAATTAGTGTTTCTAAACCATCTACAGCAATAATAAGATCTCCACTAACGATAGTATCCATCCTGCCATCCCAGCGTTCCCAAACAAGTGACGAAGTATTCCACTTATAGAGGCAGACATTCTGTCCTCCAGATACTTCATCACCGTATGCTGGTATAACATAGCCAGTATCTTTCTCGGTAAGACCAAGAGCTATACCACCAGAAGGATCTCTACCTAATGCAGCATCTCCAATAGCCATAGATTAATCTCCAAACATTTCTCGCATTATATCTGCACGAGATT